GGGAATGACGAAAATAACGACTCAGATCAGACATCAGAACTTGAATGTCAATCTTGACGGTGTCACGATCACATCAAAGCTGCGAGACTTCCTGAAAAAGAACGATCCTTCGCATGCGTATATCAATTATAATATATACGGGACAAAAACAGGACGATTGTCGACGATGAACGGGAGTTTCCCGATTCTCACGATGAAGAAGGAGTTTCGCAGCATCATCAAGCCTACAAACGACTGCTTCTTGGAGCTTGACTTCAACGCTGCCGAACTCCGCACCGCCTTGGCTCTAAACGGCCAGGAACAGCCCTCTATGGACCTCCATGAGTGGAACGTCAAGAACATATACCGAGGCATAGGGACGAGGGAGCAAGCGAAAAAGAGAGTGTTTGCGTGGCTTTACAATCCAAACTCAGAGGACAAGTTAACGAATCGTTACTACGACCGAGGACTAGTAAAGGATCGTTTCTTTTCTAACGGCAAAGTCAAAACGATATTTGATAGAGAGATTGAGTCGGATGACTACCATGCTTTCAACTATATTATTCAGAGTACGACGAGTGATCTATTTATGAAGCAGGCAATGAAAGTACAAGACTTTTTGAAAGATAAAAAGTCATTTATAGCGTTCTTGATACATGACAGTATGGTTATTGATTTCGACAAAAGTGAAGTTAGTTCTATAAGCGAGATCCGCCAAATTTTCCCCCAGACAATTTTTGGAGATTTTCGATCCTCAATGAGCATCGGCAAGAACTACGGAGATATGAAAGAATGGAAACTATAATAGGATTGGGCTCTGCCGGCTGTAACATAGCGGATTGTTTTGCACAATACCCTCAGTACAATATCATTAAGATTGATAACGGAATTTACGGCGCCCGCAGTCATTTCTTGCCGAAATATGACACACCAGAGGAGTATGAGGCTCATATTGATAGTTCGTCGACATTTCTCGGCCATGTAACAGGGGATGTGTTGTTTGTTGTTGGGGGTTCGGGAAACGTCTCGGGAGCCGCTCTGAGAATACTTGAACAGCTAAGGCACTGCAAGACAAGCATCCTTTACATTGAGCCCGATTTCAACATGCTCTCTGGGAAAAGGAAACTTCAAGAAAGAACGACCTATTATGTATTTCAGGAATATGCTCGTTCGGCGCTTTTTGAGCGGCTTTATCTTGTTTCCAACCCCCAGCTTGAGGGTGTCCTAGGCGAAGTTCCGATTATAGGTTACAATGATAAATTAAATCAATTGATTATTACGACGTTCCACATGATCAATGTTTATAACAACAACGAACCGGTGATCAAGAATTACTCAGGCTTCAAGGAACATACGAGAATCTCGACAATCGGGGTTTCTACTTTAGAAAATGAAAAAAAACTGTTTTTTCCTCTTGACAGCATAAGAGAAATGAGGTATTATTATGCTATCAATAAGAAGAAGCTCGAAACTGACGGAACACTAATGAGAAAGATTACAGAAAATGTGAAAAAAGAATCAGAATATGACGTATCCTACGGCGTGTACGCCACGGACTATGCAGACGACTACGTTTACTGCGTTGCGAATGCCTCGATGATACAATATCGAGAAAATGAAAAAAACACTTTACAAATCGACGAAACAGTAGTATAATACTATCATCAACATTGGAGGTTACTATGGGATTAGATCTTAACAAAATGAAAGCAAAGCTGTCTGCCCTCAAAGGCAACGGCGGTGGCTCATCCGTATTTTGGAAGCCACAAGAAGGAGAGCAGACTGTTCGTATTCTGCCGACAGAAGACGGTGATCCGTTCAAGGATTACCACTTCCACTACATGACTATTAGCGGAAAGAACAACTCCGTTATGTGTCCAAAGCGCAATTTCGGGGAACTCTGCCCCGTCTGCGACTTCGCTTCCAATCTCTGGAACGAAGGTCAAAATGGCACCCCTGGTGCCGGCGATGAAGCCAAGAAGTTGTTTGCAAAGCAGCGATTCTTCTCGCCCGTGGTTGTTCGCGGTCAAGAGGACCAAGGCGCACGCGTCTATGGTTACAGCAAGACCATTTACGAGCAATTGCTCAATATTCTCTTCGACCCCGATTATGGGGATATTACGGATATCATGGAAGGTAACGATATCCGCCTCACCTATGGCCGCACACAAGGCCGCCTCTATCCGGAGACGAAGATTCGGGTTCGCCCGATGAAGACCGCCCTCCTAGAGGATACCAACGCAATCCAAAGCACTTTGGATGGTATCCCCGATTTCTCCACTCTGTTTGAGCGTAAGTCATCCGACGAAGTTCAAGAGCTACTGAACCAATATATTATTGGTCAGGACACCGAAGACTCTCCCAATGTTGAAAAGTATAGCGAGAGTGGGGACAACTCTATTGAGAAGTCATTCAACGATTTGTTGAACGCTTAATAATGGGGTGAGTGGGGGAGGCTTCGGCCTCCCCCCTTTGTTTTGGGAGAGAACAATGGCTAAAAGAAAGAAGAAAAGCGCTGCGGGCAATATGTCCATTGACGACATGCGTAAAATGATCAATGGCCAAGCCGGCATGAATGTGGCTCACAACTTGGAGGAGGATAATCCGACCGATGTCAAAGAGTGGATCCCAACCGGCTCTACTTGGCTAGATTCTATTATTTGCAAAGGTAAAAAAGCCGGCATTCCTATTGGAAAGATTGTGGAGATTGCTGGTCTAGAATCGACTGGTAAATCGTATATGGCTGCTCAAATCGCTGCAAACGCTCAGAAGATGGGCATCGATGTGATCTACTTTGATGCTGAATCGGCCATAGATTCTAAATTTGTAAGAAAGATTGGCGTTGACGTCAGTAAGATGATTTATGTCCAGGCGACAAGCGTTGAGTTTGTTATGGAAACAATTGAGGCCCTGCTTGAATCAAATGAGAACAGGATGCTGTTTATCTGGGATTCACTGGCATTCACGCCGGCGCTTTCAGATATAGAAGGAGACTACAATCCAAACTCCTCTATGGCTGTGAAGGCTCGTGTTTTGTCAAAGGCAATGACCAAGCTGACTATCCCGATTGCAAATGCGGAATCAACCCTTCTGGTGCTCAACCAGTTGAAGACGAATATCCCTACTGGTCCCAACGCTCACATCGTTGCGATGACCACGCCATACGTTACACCTGGCGGCAAGTCGATGACTTATGGATATTCACTGCGTATTTGGCTTACTGGTCGCAAAGCAAAGTCCTCTTTTGTAGTGGACGATAATAATTTCCGTATTGGTTCGGAAGTAAAAGTAAAACTTGAAAAGTCGAGGTTTGGCACCCAAGGACGGACGTGCAACTTTAAGATTGTCTGGGGTGACGGAGTTGGCATCATGGATGATGAGAGTTTGTTTGAGGCCATCAAGGTTTCAAGCAAGCTAAGTAGTTCCGGAGCTTGGTACACGCTTTCCACGGAGAGCGGGGACGTAAAGTTCCAGTCTGCCAAGTGGGCAGAGAAGATGCAAGAACCTTCCTTCAAGGAAGAGGTTCTCAAGATCATTGATGAGGAGATCATCAAGAAGTTTGACAATCGTGAAGGCGATGCATCTGATTTCTACGACACCGAAGAATAATCAAAAAAAGCCTTGACTTTGGAACCCTCATTTAGTATAATACTAGGTGAGGGTTTTTCTTTGGGAGAGAAAATGAAAAGAACAATGATAGTAGACGTCCTGAACATGTATTTCAGGGCTTATATAGTGAATCCATCACTATCAACAAACGGCCAGCCAATAGGTGGCCTCAAAGGATCCATGGGGATCCTCCAAAAGCTTATTCGCGATATCAATCCAGACCAGACCATCCTTTGCTGGGACGGAGCAGGCGGATCACAGCGACGAAAGCGAATGAACGAGAACTACAAGGCAGGCAGAAAGCCCATTCGCCTCAATCGTTCCTTTCGCAATCTTTCCGAGAACGAAGAGATCGCAAACAAGATTTGGCAGCAAACTCGCTTGATGGAGTATTTCAACGAGATGCCTGTTATTCAGCTTGTTGTTGACAGTGTGGAAGCAGACGACCTTGTCAGCTTTGTCTGCCGTCAAACCAGTGTCGCAGACAACCAAAGAGTGATCGTATCAAACGACAAGGATTTCTTTCAGGTTTTGGATGGAAACACGGTACTTCACAGGCCGACACAAAAAGAGACGCTTAACAGAAAAGACATCGTTGAGAAGTTTGGCATTCACCCGAATAACTTCGCCCTCGCAAGGGCAATGGTCGGAGATGTCAGCGACAACCTACCAGGCATCAAGTCGGTAGGCCTCGCAACAGTTAAAAAGCGATTTCCCTTTTTGGCCGAGGAGAAGTCATATATGATCCAGGATATTATCGATCACTGCGAGAATGTAGACTCAAAGTTGAAGATCTATCAGAGTATCATCGACGGCCAAGAACTAATCGAACAAAATTACAAGATCATGCAACTTTACTCTCCCCTCCTTTCTGCGCAAGGAAAGAGAAAGGTCAAGTACAATATTGATGAAGCAGAATATCATTTCAATAAAACTGAAATAATGAAGATGATGATGGAGGATGGCTTTGGTGCTTATAATTGGGATTCACTATTTCAGAATTTTAAACGGATTTCTCTTGAAAATAAAAGGTAGATAGGGTATAATTACTTTTCATATGGGAGAAAGCATTGTTAACAAATCAAGGTGATTTGACCTTTTCAAAATTCGGCAAATCGTTCCAAGAAAGCTTAGTACAGCTTATTGTTGAACAGAGGATCTTTGCCGATCAGATCGAAGAGGTGTTAGATATAGAATTCTTAGAGTTCAAGTATCTTCGGGCCCTGGTTCGAAAGATCTTCGAGTACAAACAAAAATACAAGACACATCCATCATACCCCAATCTCGTCACAATCTTCAAAACAGAGTTTGACGATGAGAATGAGATCTTAAAGAAACAGATTAAAGATTACATTATTCGTATCAACAAGAGCGAAGTTGATGGTGATGAATACATCAAAGATACGGCACTGGACTTCTGCCGCAAACAGAAGCTAAAAGAGGCGATGGTAAAATCTATCAGCCTTCTTCAACAATCATCCTTTGACGAAATCAGTTCGGTAATCAATAATGCCCTGAGACTTGGCTCAGACAACGAGCAGGGCTACGAATGGATTGCAGATTTCGAAGAGCGATTCAAAGTCAGAGCGAGAAACCCGATTGCGACTGGGTGGGACGAGATTGACAAGATCTCAAAGCAAGGTTTGGGTAAGGGCGAACTCGGTGTTGTGATTGCCCCGACAGGCGCCGGCAAGTCAATGGTTCTTACACACATCGGTTCACACGCCCTTCAGAAGGGTCACAATGTTGTTCATTATACGTTGGAACTGTTAGACACGGTTGTTGCCGGCCGATATGACAGCTGCATCACAGGGTTCGAACTCAACGATTTAATTGCCAAAAAAGACGAAATCTATGAAAAGATCAAGGACATTGATGGTACACTAGTCATCAAGGAATATCCAACGAAGACTGCCAGTGTAAAAACTTTGAGAAACCATTTAGAAAAGATCCGAAAGCGCGGCGGCGAAATAGACATGATTATTGTTGATTATGCAGATTTATTAAAGCCAACATCCAATTATAGGGAAAAAAGAACTGAACTCGAATCTATTTATGAAGAGCTAAGAACACTTGCCTATGAATTTTCTTGTCCTGTCTGGACTGCTTCACAAACTAATCGCTCTGGCCTGGATGCCGAGGTGATTACAATGAATGCGATTTCAGAGGCCTTCTCCAAGTGTTTCGTGGCTGATTTTATATTCTCAGTTTCTAGGACAATTATGGACAAAACAAAGAACGGCGGCCGTGTTTTCATTGCGAAAAACAGAAACGGTCCCGATGGCATCGTATTCCCGATCTTTATGGATACGAGTTGCGTAAAGATCGATGTTTTGCCTAGGGCCAGCCTAGCAGAAGCTTCTGGACCAGCACCAGGCGTGAACAAGAATTTGTTGAGAGAGAAATACATTAAATATATGACTAAAAATAACGGGAGTAATGCTACATGAGGAGTTATGATCCATATCAACAGAACGTAAGAAGATTTCGCTTATCGGAGGTCTTTATTGATCAATATAGAGACGAGGAAGTCCCATGGGGACCAGTTGGATATATCACATACAAGAGAACCTATGCGAGAAGGTTGGATGAGTTTGAACCAGGTGTAGAGGGCTCGGAAGAGTGGTTTCAGACCTGTCGCAGAGTTATAGAAGGAATGTTCACAATCCAGAAGAAACACGTCTATACGTTGGGCCTAGAGTGGAACGATACAAAAGCACAGCGAACAGCGAAAGAAGCATATGACAGACTATTTAATCTCAAGTGGACTCCCCCAGGACGGGGCCTGTGGATGATGGGAACCAAGTTCGTGGAGGAGAGGACCGGTGCGGGCTTATTTAATTGCTCTTTTAGATCGACTCGTGAAATCGACACCAAAGGTGGTTATTTATTTCGCTGGATCATGGACGCTCTTATGCTTGGCGTGGGTGTTGGCTTTGATACTCTTGGGGCCGGAAAGATTTCAATAAAAGAGCCCGAATGGACCGATGAGGTCTTTTTCGTTCCAGACGATCGCGAAGGTTGGTGCGAATCAGTTCAAATCCTCTTAGACGGGTTTTTCTTTGGGCAGAAGGTCCCAACATTTGATTACAGCAAGATCCGTGAATACGGGGCCAAAATCAACGGTTTCGGGGGGACCTCCTCTGGGCATGCCCCCCTGAAACAACTTCACGAAGATCTAACAGAACTATACAACAATATGATCGACAAAGAGATCGATTCAACGACAATCGTTGATACAGAGAACATTATTGGCAAGTG